TGTCGTAATGTGTTCTTAATGTTTCTAAGGCAATAGCTGTAGCCATAATAGTGTCATCATGACAACCAGGAGCAGCCTCAGTTCTTCCGGAGTCGGTACTAACATAATCTTTTAATTCCTGTATAATTGTTTTAGATGCTATCCATATATCATCATTTTCTACAGCATTTTTAAGATTGCCTATTATATGTGGTTTTGTTACCTGAGTTGTTCTAAAACCAGGTGTTGTACCTTCCTCTTTTGATATAGCTGAAATTTTTGTTTGTTTATATAAATTTATATAATTCATTTGTGCAAGTCGAGATAATGTTGCCACTCCCATTGAATTACTTTCAACAGTTAACAATGCATTATTATAATAGCGACCCAAGTAAAATAACAAATCACCAAACTTACTTGGATCAATATAATTATCTCTATACAAAGCAATTACTTTTCTATCTGTATCTATAACAACTGCACAAGAATAATCTTGGCCTACGCCTAATGCAACATCGGCAGCAAGAATATAATTGCTATCCCAGTCAGGATACTCCCATATATCCAAATTCCCATCTTTAGATGTCTCCCATGTAAGTGAATCAAAATCAAATAGCATTTTTTTATCTGGAGTAACAGGTATTAAGCTGTTTACTTTTTCCATTGCAAAAACAGATTTACCTGCTGTAATAAAAGCTTCATCGGGAGTTGCTGGGTATTCCTGGCGGAACTTTAGTTCCCCACCTTCAGCAATCTTCAACCGACGCCAGTAGAGTTGTCCGTTGTTTAAGTTGTGTTGCTCTACTAGTAGCTCCTCTTCTGAGGAACGTTCGAAACCTTCAGGAGGTTCTCTATAGTATTCATCTGTAGAAAACCATGGAAGGAATATCGGTAAGTACTCATTTTCGCCTTCTAATGCACCTTTCCATAATCTATAGAATTCACCTTGCGCACCGTTAGCTGTTGACTCAAGTATAACTTCAGTACCCGGAGCTTCAGATATACCCTGAAACAAACCAGCTAATATCTTTTCATCATGTTGCCAGAAAGCAACTTCTGATAGATGTGCTATAGTTGGTGTTGTACCACGACCTGCTTCAGGTGATCCCGCGGTATATAATCTATAAGACGATATAGGCTTATCTCCGCTTTCTTTTTTAAAGTGAGGTGATGAAATAACAATCTCTTTAGCATTCGATTTAATTTCATTTGGCTTATATGTAGTACTCATATTTCTAATAATATTTTTAGATAAATTAAATAGTGCGTCAGATGTTGCACTATCATGTGCCATAACAACTGAGCGTGCATGAGGAGTAAAATATGTTTTCCAAAATACACGCCCAGCACAATATGTACTAATACCTTGCTGTCTAGCTTTTAAAATAATTGCACGGACCTTACCAGTATCCTCTAGCTGTTTTTCTAAAAGTTCCGTAATTTTTTTTTGACAGCTATTAAAAGAAAAATTAATGAAGCCCCTCCTTGCATCCTTAGTAATGATCTTTATATTGTCAGATGCGAAGGAAGTAAAGTTATTTTCATAATCTTTTAATTTATTTCTTTTATTCTTTTCTTCGAGAAGTCTTAATAGTTCTTTCTTCTTATTCATAAAACTTCTCCTCAGATTGTCTTTTAGGGGACATTTAAATTTAAACGTCTCCTATAAGGGGGGAGATATAATATATACTATCTTAAGAATAAACTAAATTTAATCTAATTTTTATATATACCCTTATATATTTTTACACCCCCTACTAATTATATAACCTTTTTCTTACTATTCTTTTAATACTTACTCTCTCCCTATACTAATAAAATTTATTAACATAAATTTTTCTATACTTAAATTTAAACTATAACAACTATACAGGAGTGGATATGTCCACATTTAATTACCAAAATAATTATCAACAAAATAATTATCAACAATATAATTCTAAAAATCCTTTACAATTATATTATAATCCTCTATATAATCATCAACAATTTAATAATCTTTTTACTTATATTAATCAACCTAATATAACTAATCTTATTAAATCTAACCAATTAAATTTACAATTCTTTTTATTTAATTCAACTAATAATACTATACATTTATATAATAATAATATTTATTCTTTAATTACTTCTATTAAACAAATAAATAATTTACATCAATATATAAATTCACCTACTATTATTCAACAATTAAATAATCAACAACTTATAATTTATTATATAATTTATAATCCTTCTACATTACAAATATATAATCAATTTCATAAAATTATTAATAAATCTTTAAATACATATACTCAAAATAATTTAAATAATATTAATAATCAACAAAATAACTCTCATAATAACTTTAATCAATTATTAAATACTAATATTCCTAATAATTCTTAAATTTATTATCATAAATTTTTCTTTACTATTTTATAATAATAATTATATCTAAATATAATATATATATAATCATATCAAAATATCACTATTATATATTTATAATTATTATTATAATCTTATTTTTATAAAAAATTTTTTGGTACCGACATCCGTATAGGGGGCTATAAGTGCTTATAGTGCTGTCAGATTTTTAACAATGGAGTTTACTTGGAGTTATTCTGTCAGAATACTGACAATATACCCCGCGTCCTATGTGATTACGCATTGTTTGTAACACCTCCTTTACATCTTCTCTTAAATTTACTAACGTAAATTTTTCAATACTCTTTTCTTTTAATAAATTCGGAGATAAAAACCATGGCTATAGAAACATTTAGCTTATTCGATAACTATGAAAATAAATTTGTAGTTAAAAATGTATCTTATGAAGAAGCAGCAGCTCTCAGAGATTCCAAAGAACCTGTTGCTACTCATAATTATTATGATGCATATCAGTACTCTATATATTCTGATACATATAAATGTGATAATTGTTATCATGAAGAAGACTTTAACCATTGTACATGTGAAATAAGACATGATTATATACGTGTATGTGGTTACTGTTACCATCAAATATAAAGAGAGAGTGAGAACACCAGAGTTTTGTTATAGTTGCTCTGGTGTTCTCTAAAAAATACTTGTCATCCGTCAACCCACAACAGGAGAATCGCACATGCGACCAGTACAACCGTTATCCGATAAAGATCTCGAAGCTGAGTTCTTATTAATCTTCATGAAATTCGAAAAGATCAATAAGAAACTTGATCTTATCTTAAAGCATCTTGAGCCTAAAGCTGAAGATCTTTTATCTCAATCAGAAATTGATATGATGTACTCTTGGCGTAACCAGGCTAAAGCTATGGAACAAGAATCTCAATAATCTCTTTCTTAACCTTTTAAATTTGCTAACGCAAATTTTTCCTCACCATCTTCTCTAACTAAATATCTTTTTAAGATACATGGTATACATATATCAATTGAGAAGTGAGTAGACCTGAGTAAGTCTGAAAAACTGCTCAATATAAATATTAACTCTAGCATAGGAAAGGTACTATTCATGCAAGAATTTGAAGCAAGAAATTATCGTATAGATAATGTTGAATTAAATTGGGCTAAGCTATCAAAGCCTGTAAATCCATTTGGCACTGAACAATGGGAACTACAAATAGCAACTACAGACAAAGCTATAGCTGATACTTGGTCTTCTAATTATCTTAATGTTAAACAAGATAAAATGGACTCAACCAAGTTTACTGTTAGCTTAAAGCGTAAAGCTGTAAAAGCTAATGGTGATGCTAACTCTGCTGTAAGAGTTGTTGATTCAAGTGCTGTTGCTTTACCTCACGAAAAGATTTCGCAAATCGGTAACGGCTCAACAGGTAATGTTATTGTTTATCAATATCCTTACAAACAAGCCGGTCGTGAAGGTATCGCTAATTCATTAACTGCTGTACAAGTTATAGACTTTAAAGAATATACAGCACCTGTTGATTTCGAACCTGTTGTAAGTGAAGGTAGTGATACTAGCAATAGTTCTGAAATGCCATTTTAGTTAATATTGATTCTGGAAGATGTGCTAACGCATGTCTTCCAGTATTATTTAGTTCAACCATCATCCGCGAGGAAATCTATATGAAATATCTTATTGTTATATTAACTGCATGCACTCTAACTGCATGTTCATTTCTACCTAAACCGTTAAATAATCCTGCAGTATCTACGCTCGGTAAAAAGTGTACTACTAGCGGTCATTGGAGTTACGTCTGGATCCATGACAGAGATGAAGAACTTCGTGCATCTAACGAATATTGTAAGGAATAATTGTTATGGCTGTATATCGTAAACCTCGTAACAGTAAAGCATCATGGCGATCTAAGTCATATAAGTTTACTGTTGCATCTAAAGATGATAAAAGTCTTATCGATCTTAAAAATACTATTACTAAACAAAATGCTAACGTAAGAAAGCATGCAAGAACCTATAATATGGTTACAGAATATGATATGCTTTATACAGTGCGCCTTATGGCGCGTGGCCCACGAAGATGGCACACCAAATACAAAGCTCCTCTAGTTCGATACTTCAAAGGTGCTTATGGCATTCCACAAACTCAAAAGCTATTACATGGCAATGCCGATTCTAATCTTAATCATAAGTTTGCTGAAGAGTTCGATGTATATGTACATCACGATCGACAAGGCCTCGATAAACTTAAACACGAAATCGAAACCGGTCAAACTCCTGGTGTTCAACGTCAAATTGAAAAACTTAAAAATAAAATATGGCGTTTAGAATACGAAGCAAAGCAAACTAAATATGCGTAGTAACCTTGAACCTAACCCATTTTGGGAAATGGCTGGTATAGCTGTTGGTCTTCTGGTAATTATCAGAGCGATCCTATATCTATTGTACTACAAATAATCCTGAATATGATTTAAAACTATTCATTCCTTTTAACAATTAAAGAGTATATTACTATGCCTCTATTTCAAATATATAAAGATATTATTAACACTGCTCAATCAGTACACGAAGCCAGATGTGATGAGCTCGAATCTATCGTAAATGATTTTATTGAAGAAACTGTTCTAGAATTCCGTGAAAATGTAACTCAATTAGCAGCTAATAATAATCTTACTGATGAAGATATACAAATTATTATTACAGGCTCTCGTACTTCTGATGAATATAAAGATCTCGAAGACATCGAAAATCATGAAATACGAAATGTTATGACTTCAACATTCTGTAATTTCTAATTATGATAGTCGAATATAAAATAGTACTCGATGAGAAAGAACGCGATTTGCTTCTTGATCTTATCGAACACCGAGTATTCCTAATTAATTCTAAAATTGATGAAAATTATAACATTAAAAATCGTAAAGGTTATAAAGATGCATGCTCAGAATTAAATATGCTTCATAAAATAGGAGACAGATTAACATGACACTTCCAAGATTTATGCTCGGCATAGCTTTAGGTATTTTATTAATTTTAATAATTGAAAATGTAAAGGTTGTAATAATATGACTATGACTAGACCCGACTTCGAGGCACTCGCTCATATGTGTGCTGACGAAACTCACAAAGAATTACTTTGCGATGCTACTATTGATTTACTAGCATCATTCTGTAAATCTCGAAATCCTAACTTTGATTCTGACAGATTTCATAATAGAGTTGCTAAGCTTAAACTAGCACAACGTATGGCTATGAAAGGTGTTAATAAAGAATGGTTTGATAAACACGTTGAAGTTATACTATGATTAAGCTATTCCACTTCGATGTTTCTGAAAGATCTAAAGTTGATAATCGAGTTCGAGCATTTGCTAAAGCTACAGCTCTTGATCTCGGCTTAGTAACTAAAGATCAAATCAAAGCTAAACAAAAGATTAACGGAACTCATTGGGTTCCATTAGGTTCGTTCAAAAATAAAAAAGATGCTTATGATTATATCCAAGTTCTTCGTGACGAACAAAAAGCCTTACGGTAACTATAGTGTAAAGGTTGCACAACAGTTTGTGATTCTGTTAGTTTGAGTTCAAGTCTCAATAGTTACCCCAGTTTGCGATAAGAGTCAAGGCCTCCTAGTCGGTAGCGACGACATTAAATAACCACGCAACTTCTCTTGACAGGTTCCTTGAGCTTACTCGGCCTGGTAAGATCGCAAAAATAAGCCTAGAGCGCCTACAATCAAGTAGTGCCTCTAGGCTTGTTTAAAACCTAACCAACATCCGAACCCACATCCGTTTAACTAGCAGTCTGCAGTTCCGCAATTTTCTTTTGCAAATCTTCCTCTGATAATTCCGAAGTATCTAATTCTAAATTTGTTTGATCTATACGTTGCAACTTAGGCTGCTCATATTCTGCAAGAGCTATAGCTAACCTTTCTATAGTTTCTTGATCTTCTACCTCTATCGCTTTGGCTAACTGTACTTTCAGTATATCAACAGCAGATGGCATTTCACTAACAACCTCATCGCGAATTTTTTTAAACTCGGAGGCTGATAGTCTCATAGCTTCTCGGAGCGCTTTATTTTGCCTACGTTTTTCTGCACCTTTAGCTTGCATCTCACGAGCAGTATCAGAATCTATAACTGGCCTTAGCTGTGCCAGTGAGTTAGGATGTTTACCATTATTTTCATAACCCATAATTACCTCCTTAAATATCTTTTAGGAGACATTTAATCTTTTTAAATTTGCTATCGCAAATTTTTCAATACATAATTTTTTATAACCCACATCCGGAGTATGCGGTCATGAAAATACATATAACTAATCCTTTACTAATTAAAGTAAATCCTATTGCTAAAACACTTGAAGATCCTAAGTATCGTCAAAAAGTTGTTAAAAGTAAAAAGAAATATAACCGAAAAAAAGAAAGGAAAGATCAATGGCAAAAGTAACAGCCTCAACAATCTTAAAAGAAGCAGCTGAGCTTAAAGAAAAGAAGCAAGCAGACTATCAAGGTGATAGATATACTGAAGAAGATTATTTTCCATTTGGTAACTTATCATACTTGCATATGATTCATACTAAGTATTTAAGAATTATGAACTTAGCACAAAAAGCAGATAAGAAAAGTAACTTTGAATCACTTGAAGATTCATTAACAGATATGGCAGTTTACTGTGCAATGTTTTCTGCGTATTTACAGAATGAACATATGAAAGAATCAGATGTTATTGATAAAATTAATTCTGAGAAAGGAATATAAATGCAATTTAAAAATCTATTTAATCATGGTAAATATGGTGATGCTATTAATTACAATGTATTACTATGTAAGCAACAATACTCTGAAAAGAATATTGCAATAAAATTAGATGAAATTGAATCAATTGAAGAATGGAACACTGGCAATTTATGTGTATACATGAAATCAGGTACCAGACTTTATGTTGAAGGTGACTTAACAGATATATTTAATGGTGTATAAACATGCAAATATATAATCAAAAGTATTTAAATATAGCTGAAGACATACTAAGATATGGTCGTCAGAAAGAAGGTCGTAATGGTTATACTAGATCTTTACCATTTAAAGAACTAGAATTTGATATGCGTAATCATTACTTCCCGTTACTAACATCACGTAAGATACACTATG